GCCGCCGATGTCACGCTCCCCGCTGCGGGCGAGACGTGCGCCTCCCCGACCTACACGGCGTGGAACGGCGTTGCGGATATCACCGCGACCAACGGCAACGAGATTGCCATCATCGAAGTCACCACGGCTGGCGCGGCTGTCAAGGGCGGCATTGCTACCGTGACGGCGGGCTAAACACATGGGCGGGGCTTTCCGGCCTCGCCCTTCTTTCGAAAGGAGAAGTCATGTATAAAGTAAACGGGAAACGGATGTTTACGGAAACGCTCGTACTAACGGGCAGAAGTTTGTTTCCGAAGCGGCTCACGGTCAAGATCGATATTGAGATCGTGAAAAGCGCGGCGGGTTCTTCTATGAAGAAACTGCAAGCTGCAACCGATAAACTCAAATCCGGCAAAGACTGGGACGATGCTGCGTTCTCTGAATACTGCGCGGCGCTCGATACCACGCTTGACATTCTGCTCGGCGAGAAGAACCGAAAAGAGATCGTCAAATATTTCGACGGTCAATACATCTCTATGGCAGCGGCGATCACGCCGTTCATCACCGATGTTATCACGCCCGCGCTCGGAGCTGGACTTGCTAAGGCAACGAGAAAATGAATCTCTACGAGCGGCTTCCAGAATCCGTTATCGTGGGTGGGAAGCGATACGCCATAAGACCGTCTTGGGACAGGGTTCTTGAGGCGTATGACGTTCTACAGAACGACTGGACGGACGCGGAAAAGATCGATTACGTTTCATGGCTCCTGTTCTGGAAACCGCCTCTGGACAAACTCGCTGGTATCAATGCGGTGTTCGATTTATTCCGCACTGATAAGGCGAACGACGGCGAAAAGACGTTTGATTTTAAGCAGGACTCACAATACATTTACGGGGCGTTCTGGCAAGCGTACCAAATCCGGCTGCAAGATTGGCGCGACACACGGAAGAACCAGAAGGATCAATCCAAGTGGTTGCACTGGTCGGAATTCCTATCGCTGTTCGCGTCATTGCCGGAAGACACCAGAATGTCGGAGATCATCTCCATTCGCATGCGCCCGCTCCCGAAACCCACGAAGTACAACGCGGAAGAGATCGCGAACCTCATGCGCGTGAAAGCGGCGTATGCGCTGGAGAAAACGGAAGAAGAGCGTCAACGGCAGTTCGCGGAAGGGGCGAAGAAGCTGTTCGGCGCGTTGGAGGGCATGGCAAATGCGAGAAAAGATTGAATGCCCGCACTGCGGTTATAAAATGCCGATAGAGAAAGACCAGGGCGCAGAATCCCACGGATTGTGGGTGAAGTGCAAAGGCAGGAACTGCGGCAAGGTGTTCGAAATCAAAGTGATTAAAACGGTCAAGTAGTGCCGAAGTGCCGATGACCTTCTCTATAAGGAGGTCGTATGTCGGAAGTCGGGAAAGTAACATACAAGATTTCGGGTGACAATTCGTCATTTGAATCTGATGTGAACCAATCCAAAAACATAGCATCCCGCGCGGCCTCTGCAATTGGGGGCGCGTTCGTAAAAGCGATGGCTGCTGCCTCGTCGGCGGTTATCGCGGGAGCGACGGCGGGCGTGAAGTACAACGCCCAGATGGAGCAGTACGCAACCTCGTTTGAGGTCATGCTTGGCAGCTCCGAAAAGGCTCTCGCGAAGATCGCAGAATTAAGAGAATACGCCGCGAAAACTCCGTTCGAAATGCCGGAGCTTGCTGACGCTACGAAAGTCATGCTCGGATATGGGATTTCGGCTGACAAAGCGTCCGATATGCTCAAAGTCCTCGGCGATATTTCTTTGGGCGATGCCGACAGGCTTTCCAGACTTACTCTTGCGTTTTCGCAGACAACCGCCACGGGTAGGTTAATGGGGCAAGACCTCTTGCAGATGATTAATGCAGGGTTTAACCCTTTGCAATCTATCGCCGCGAAAACTGGCGAGACGATGGCGCAGCTTAAAAAGCGGATGGAAAAAGGCGGCATTTCTGCCGAAGAAGTTGCAGAGGCGTTCAAATCAGCGACCCAAGAGGGCGGCCTGTTCTATCAGGCTATGGAAAAACAGTCCAAAACCTTCAACGGGCAACTTTCGAACCTCAAAGACGCTGCTCACTTCTTTTTAGGAGATATTACAAAAGGTCTTACAGATATCGCGAAGAATGAGGCGCTTCCGTTCATCACGGAAGAACTGAACAAGCTTCAAAGCGCGTTCACAAAGGGCGGGTTCGAGGGTCTTTCTGGTATATTCGGAGAAGTTCTCGGAGATATTACTGGACGCATAATGGACGCGATTCCCACCATAGTAAATGTGTCTTCTGATATTATAACCGGAATCCTCGAAGGTATTGCCGAAAATTCTGATACGGTTGCATCTGGTGCGGCTGAAATAATCGAAATATTCGCGCAAGGGCTGGTTAATTCAATACCGCTGTTAATCGATATTTCCGCATCTCTGATCGAAGGACTAGTGAACGGAATTTCGGATAACGCCGAGTGGCTTGTTGACAGCGCGTATGTCGTATTCACCAAGTTCTTAGACAGTCTCACGAGCATGATCCCGACAATAATCCCGGTGGCGACGGAGATCATTCTCGACATGGTTGCGGCTTTAACCGATCCGGCGAATCTCACGATGCTTATCAACTCGGCGGTCAGCTTGGTTCTCGCTTTGGTCAACGGGCTGATTGTGGCCGTTCCTAAATTGATCGCGGCTATACCGCCAATGATAATGGCGCTCGTGAAAGCGCTTACCGCGCCAGAGATGCTCACGCAGTTGGTCAAGGCGGCGCTCGATCTCACGATTGCTCTTGCACTCGGTCTGGTTGACGCGATTCCTGAATTAATGGACGTTGTTCCAGAGATCATCACGAATCTGGTTGAAACCATTGTTTCACCGGAGTTTATCGGGATGCTTTTGAATGCTGGCGTTCAGCTGATATTCGCACTTGCAGAAGGTATTTTAAGCTCAATAACCTCAATCGTTGCCTCCGGGTTTAAGATTAAAGACAGTCTCTTGAAGGTTTTCAAAGATAGCATCGAGGAATGGAAGCAGATCGGTAAGAACATCATCGGCGGTATCTGGGACGGTATCGTTTCAAGCTGGGATTCCCTCGTTTCGAATTTCACGTCCAAGGTTGGCGGGCTTGTCAAGGCCGTTAAAAGGATGCTTGGAATCCACTCACCGTCCACTGTGTTTAAGAGCATTTTCGTGAACGTGGTCAAGGGCGGCGAGGTAGGCTTCGAAGAAGAAGCACCAAACCTTGAACGAAAAATGTCTTCCAGATTCGGCGGTATGATCGGAAGCGCGGAGAGCGCGGTCAGTCCAGCGGCATCGATCAACGGCGGCGGTTCTGGCGTGATACAAATCGAAGTTCCGCTTGCAATCGACGGCAGAGAAGTGGCGCGGGCGACGGCATTCTATACAGGCGAACAAATGAGCTGGTGGGGGGCATAACATGGAAATCAACGGCATAGACGAAAGCGCTTTCTCCGCTCATCTTTTGAGGGATTACAAAATCAGCGCGGTATCGGTGGATTCCGAATACTGGCAAGGCCGAAACCGATCATCGTACAATCTACTGACGCAGAAATACGGACTTAAAGAGATTGATCTCCCCGTGATGTTCGACGGCGCGAACCGCGAAAAGGTTTCACTGAACAAATCGCGGTTTGACCTCGCTTTGTGGGGGAAGGTTGAAATATACCTTCCCAACGGGTTCTGGTACACTTGTATTCTTGACAGCGCGGGGGAACTGGAATTCGACGGTGAGGAGCACGGCAGAGCATCTTACAAGCTCAAAGGCATGCAGCATAAGGCAATGGTCACGGTCAAGAGCGCAACGTTCTCCTGCTCCTCCACGGTTCCGTTTACCGATTGCATCGTTTCGGGTACAACCACGGGGACAAGCGGGTCTATCGGGTCGATCACATTCTCCGGCGTAACGGCCGGGAAGTCAATCGTCGTGGACGGTATCAACAAGCGTTTCCTCTACGATGGGGCAAACGCCGCGCAGAAATTCGTTTGGGTGAACTTCCCGTCGCTTGTACCGGGTGAGAACACAATCATCACCACGGGGCTGTCAGGCGTTCAGACGCAATACGAACCAACGTTCATGTGAGGTATATATGCTGCAACTAGGGGATATCGTTCTTAAAAACGATGAATACTACATCAAGAAGATGTTCACCGGAATCGATGAGCTGATTTTCGACATATCGATTTGGGACGAGCACTATCCGCTCATCACAGAAGAAGCATCAATTCTCGAAACCGAACGCGGGCAAACCTACCTTGTGAAAGCGGTTGATGGCGGCAAGGAAGAAGCGAAGGTCAGATGCCTCATTGATTTGGATGACTTCTACGGCACAATCTCCGTGCCATACACAAACGGCTCTGCAACACTCTCGGAAACCATTGTTATGCCGACAGGCTGGACGTTCACGAATAGTTCGGGATCAACCATCAAACGCACGATTGAACTGCCGAGTGCAACGCCGATGGACGTTCTCGACCAGTGCCGCGATACCTACGGGGTTGTGTTCAGATTCGACAACAATCTCAAGACTGTTACGGCTTACGATCCCGATTCAGGCACGTATGTTGGCGCGTTCATGACGCGTGATTTGAATCTTAAAGAGATCAACTACAAGGGCGTGTCAACCGACCTCATCACGGCGCTTTACTGCGTTGGCAAGGATGGTATGACGTTCGCTGATATCAACGATGGCAAACCCTACGTGACCAACGGAGCTTACAAGAGCAAGCTTATTTGGGGTTATTGGCAGGACGACCGCTATACCGTCAAGGAGAACCTTCTCGCGGATGCTACGGCGAAACTCGCTCAACTGAGCGTTCCGTCGAGATCGCACCAATGCAATGTTGTGGACTTGGCAAAAACTGATCCAGACATGTATTCGTTTGAGGACTTCGACCTTCTGAAAGTCGTTGACCTCATAGATGATGCGCACGGGGTCACGATCCGTAATAAGGTCGTGGAGTACCGCGACTATCCCTATTATCCGGACAGGAACGTCATCACAATCAGCACCACCACGCCAAAGATATTTCTCGACGTGAAGCAGCTCAACGTTTCGCTGACCAACCCGAACAGCACGTTCCAGCAGGTCACGAGCGCGGCACAGGCCAGCGCGACGCAACAGATCATCGGCGGCACAGGCGGGTACGTAGTCATGAACACCAACGCTGAAAACCGAATCTATGAAATCCTCATCATGGACACGAACGATGTAGCAACGGCGACGAAAGTTTGGCGCTGGAACTCCGGCGGCTTGGGGTATTCGTCCACGGGTTACGCCGGCACGTACACCACCGCGATCACGCAGGACGGCGCAATTGTCGCGGACTTTATTAGTACAGGAACGCTTGACGCGGCAGTGATAAACGTGATCAACCTTGTCGCGGAAAAGGTTCTTGCTGCGGATGAAAGCAGCAATACCGTTGACATACAGTCTGCGATTATTAAATTATTTAGCGGAACAAATTTAACCGCCTCTATATTCGGAGGCACGTGCATGTCCCTATCTGGAAATACTCAATATCCGGGCGCAGGGTCTTCGCTGTCAAGCGCGCTATTGGATGACAATGCCAGATTGTCATATATGAGAGCTGACACATTGTGGGTAGGGATGGATAAATATCTTGTCACCCACGGGGCGATAGATGCGGAATCCCTTCACATCAAATCGATAACTCCGCGAGGAGAAAGCGCGCACGATGTAAGTTGGAAACAAGTAAACCTTTCCGGCGGCGGCACCGCTTGGGCATTATGCCAAGATTAAGGAGATAGTATGAGCTATTTAGCAACCGTCACAAACTCTGTCATCGACACGACTAATATCAAAAACATTCTCGTGCAAGGCGAATCGACGCACCCACAAATCGTGTTTTCGCTTTCACCGACACTCACGGGGCTGTCGTGGAAAGTGCGGATGACGTATCTTTCGTTTAATCTCGCGGTGGAATCTGCCGCGATCACGCCGACACAAGGAGCGCAAGCGGTTACCGTAACGTGGACACCGGACGCATCATTTACCACATTATACGGCGCGGCTCAAATCTCGCTCGTTGGAACCTCTGGCGCGGCTACGGTTGTCCGCGCGATTGGATATATCAACGTTGCGCGGGACTGGTCGGGAGAAAGTCAAGGCACTATTTCGCTTGATTTGTTTGAGCAATTAATGGCGCAGGCAGAGGCGGTTGTATCGAAATTCCCGTATATCGATGGCACTACGGGGAATTGGTTCGCGTGGAATCCCACGCTCGGAGCATATGAAAACACAGGAGTACACGCGCAAGGCGCAACGGGAGCAACGGGCGCGACTGGCGCAACGGGCGCAACGGGCGCGGGCGTTATTACTGGTGGAACTGAGAACCAAGTTCTAGCGAAAAACTCCGCTACAAACTATGATACGAAATGGCTTGACGTTCTTTCTATCGAGCGCACGGCGACACTTGCAAGCGGATCGTGGTCGGGATCATCCGCTCCATACTCTCAAGCGGTGACTATTACGGGCGTTACGGTTGCCGGCAAGCCGCCGATCATCGACGTTGTGCTCTCGGACACATACGCGACCGCGCAAGCTGAACTGCTGGCATATAGTCTGGTCTATCGGTTCAAAGTCACTGGAGACAATACCGTCACGGCATACGCCACGGCGATTCCATCAACGGCGATCAATATCCATGCAAAGTTGGTGAGATAAATGGGAGATTGCTACGTGATGCGGAGATCATCCGGCACGATCGCCTTTGACTATTTCAACCGCGCTAATGGTGCGCTTGGAACGGCTGACAGCGGGCAATCGTGGATAACACCTGCCGATACATTATCAATCGTTTCGAATGCAGCGAAACGCACGGCTTCTACTCCGAGTTACGGGGCATCCGCCTTTATAGACACTGGAACTCAGTCACACACAATTGAGGCTGACATAACGATGGCGAGCGACGGAGGCGTAGGTCTAAGAATTCTAAGCCCGACATCTGCTCCAGATCAAAACGGGTGGTGCATTTGGTTCACGGCCAGCACCGCGTATACATATTTGTTTTCGTCCGGTGGTCACACTGGATATTCTCCGGTTTCTTATTCGTGGACATCCGGCGTAACAAAACATGTTAAGGTTGTAGCATCTCAAACGGGATCGAACGTTTCAATTTATACGTATATCGATGGAACGTTGATTAAGACGTTTAACTCAACCGACGCTCCAACCGGTACAATGACGCTTGCGGGTATATTTGTGCTTTTAACATCTGGTACTCCCGCACAAACGATAGACAACGTTGTTATAACGAGAACATAGAGGTGTAACTTATGGACTACATAGCAAACGTAGAAAACTCAGAGATCGATGTTTCCGGCATCCGCACGGTTCTGGTGCAGGGCGACTCTTCATATCCTGTTATTCGGTTCGTTCTCGATCCGTCTTTAACGGGTCTATCTTGGCGCGTTCGCGGTACGTATACCGACTCAAATATACCAGTTCTTTCGCCTGAGATCGTTCCGGTTGAATCCGCTACCGAAATCACGCTTGACTGGTCGGTTTCATCCGACTTCACGACCTACTACGGCAATATGCAGCTCGTCGTTGTCGGAGCGAACGATTCGGGAACCGTCATCACTAAGGCGCTCGGAGAGGTCACGATTCAGCGCGACTACTCGATTGGAACGATGGCTGAAATCACGCTCAATTTGTTTGAGCAGCTATTCGCGCAAACGGAAAGCGCGATCTCCACGCACAATTCCGATGAATCCGCTCATTCGACGCAGATTGCGGCGGCTATCTCGACGCACAACGCCAATACTTCCGCACACGCGGACAAAGAAAAAACGTCGAACAAGGTCACGTCTATTTCCAGCGCATCCACAGACGTTCAATATCCGAGCGCAAAGGCCACTTATGGCGCTATCTCTCCGTTGATGGTTAATCATAGCTGGCTCTATGACGGGCGCGACCTTTCAACCATCTTCACGGCGGCGCAGTTTATCGCGGCTTTACGCGCCGACGATTGGTCGAATATCCGCGTTGGAGACTACTGGCCTATAACGCTCACAGGAACGTTTCGAGATTATGGTTCATATACATGCCCAATCGGGACGAACTACTACAGCGATGCGGGATTGACTACGCTCGTCGGAACGACTGGTCAGGTTTACGAGGCGGCGTACGTCAACGCGACATATTGCAGCATTTCAATCTCTGGAACGACGTATTATGTATCGACCGCTGCGTGCCTTGATTATTACGCGCGGACGCTTTCAAATGCGGTTTTCAAAATGGAGGTTGCTGGAATAAGTCCGTATATCAACTATGGTGATACGGCATTCGCTTCTCCGCACATCGTGCTTATTAGCCGCGATTGTATTCCTCATAGCTTCAAAATGCGAAAATCTGACGCTGATTGGACTGACGGCACATCCACAAATCCGTGGCTTGGATCGGCATTATACAAGACACTCAACGAAGCAACATACGGATTGCTTCCGCTAGTTGCCGCCACAGGCATAGGAGCATATATCTATGCTGGCCCAAGCGGAGGAGGAATGAGATGGCTCGGAGAAACCAAAGCCGCGGGGGTGGCGTCTCCGACCTCCTCGCTTTCACGCAATCGCGGAAAGCTATTTATTCCTTTTGAGCAAGAAATCTTTTCTCAATCATACGCCTCTGACACTTACTATTCAAAAGGCGTATTGACGCAGCTACCGATATTCGTCGGATCAACGCGTCATGTTGTTAAAGGGCTGGGGAATGGCGGAGCCAGATCGTATTGGTGGCTCGCATCCTCCGTCCTCTCGTCATCTACTAACTTCGCGTCGATCAGTGTGGTAGGAAATCCAAATATCAATTCTGCTGGAACACAGATGCCCACACCGCTCTGCTTCATCATCGCCTAGGAGGTTTAATATGTGGGGCTATTTTATAAACGGCAAATGCGTCGCAACGAATCCAAATGATATGTCTGGTAATTCTGGATGGGAAGAAGTTCCCAGCGATACCATTCCCATTCAGATCGAAGAACCAGTTGCCGAAGCTCCCGTGACGCTCGAACAGCGCGTGGCGGCGGTCGAAGCGGTTGTCAAGGGAACGCCATCTTATGGTGAATTACTGGAAGCCGTCAACATTCTGCTAGGTGAATGATATGAAAGATATTAGAGAGCTGGCAAAAGCAAAACGCGCCGAAATGGACGCTGTAAAAGCTGATCGAGACGGCAAAAAAGGCAAGCAGGACAAACTCGCAAAAGTTGTCAAAGCTCTGACAAAAGCCGAGTTTGACGCGCTTCCGAAAGCGCTGCAAAAAGAGCTGAAGGAGTTTAGATAGGAGGTGCGCATGGCAGTTAAAATAGGTCACGCGGTCATGGACGAAAACGGCGGCATCACGGGTCCGATCGCCGGCGACCAAACCGGTAAAGAAGTCCAGCTCGCAACGTGGTACGCGAAAAACACCAGTGGCGTTGGCTGGACGCACTACATCGAATTAAAAGATGCTGAAAAGCGCGAACAACTGGCGCGGTTTATTGAAGCGGCGGCAGCGAATCCACAAATCGGCTATTCGCAGAAAAACCGCTCTGCGCTCTATGAATCAATGAAAGCGGGGCGGCCTGTAGACGTTGCGTCCGGTGATGTGGATTGCACCAGCCTGATCTTTATCGGACTGAAGCTGGCATGCGGAATCAGCGTGGCAATTGGGTACTCCGGCAACATGGCGAATCTGCTGAAAGCAACCGGACAATTTAACATCTACACCGACGCAGCGCACCTCACTACGGACAAACTCGCCAAGCGCGGGGGAATCTACCTCCGCAACGGTCACGCGCTCACGGTGCTGGAAAACGGCTCTGGCAGCGTTACAACGCCGGAGGACTACGCGAGCGAGGCAGACCAGATAGACCCTCCTTACGTGCTCGCGCTCGGTAGCGTCAATGTTCGCTCTGGCGCGGGAGTGGCTGGCAATAAAATCATCTACACGGCCCACAAAGGCGAAAAGCTACCGTTTGGTGAGTTTGACGATGATACTGGCTGGTACGGGGTGGAAACACCGAAAGGGGCCGGATTCATTACCAACAAACCGAAATACACGAAACTGGTGGAATGAACATGAAAAGCAAACGGAAGAGACGGCGCGAAACAAGCAAAGTCGCGCTCGCGGGGATATTGATCTTTTGCGGGGTTGCGTTTATTATTGTTCTTGTGGGTTGGCTGCGCGGTATGGATGACGCTGCCACTATCCTTGCGATAATCGCGGGGATCGCCGTCTTGATCGTGCGCTACTACATGCAAAAAGCGCAGGCTGAAAATCTGATAAAAATCAGGCGCGCGAACAAGTACACCGATGCTCAACTCAACAATCTCATGGAACTTGCGTCGCACGGAACAAAAAGCGACGAAGAATAAAAGGAGGTATCACATGAAAGAAAAACTTTTGTCCCGCAAACTCTGGCTTGCCGTTATCGGCGCTGGGGCTGGTATCGCAATTGCGCTTGGTGCGCCGGAAAGTATTGTCTCGGTAATTGTCGGGTCAGCTACAGCTCTTGTTTCCGTTGTGATTTACATCATAACGGAGGGCAAGGTTGATGCAGCGGCGGTTCAACTTTCCGCTGAATTTATTCAGTCTGTCTTGGCTACGATCTCTGAATTCAACGAGCAGAAGAAAGATGAGGTTGAAAAATAATGTTCGGACGAAAAGCAAAGCGCATTGCCGATCTCGAAAGGCAACTCGAAGAAACGCAGATTGAACGGAACTCGTTTGAGTTTTCATTGCTTCGCGCGCGCCGTGGCCTTGACGAGGAAACGAACGCCTTTTTTCGCGATCATCCCGTCTATGCTGAACCAGAACCGCAGGCAGGCGCGGGAGCGGGAACAAGCGTGGCGGCAAAGGCAAGCAAGAAAACGAAGTAGCATCAAAAAACAATAGGAGCAAATAGCGGAGGGGAAATATGGACTTAGCAGGAATCTTGGGGATTGCTCTTGGGAGCGGCACGATCGGCGCGGGGTTGATGAAGATCATAGACCGGCTACTCGAACACCGTCTTGCGCGAAAGGATAAGAAAACCGATTGCGCAGAAGAAACGCAAAAGCGATTGTGTGAACGGGTTAACGATCACGACGCGCGATTGCGAACGCTGGAAGAGGATAAGGATCGTCGCGACCAGATAGAGCAAGCCACTCTCAAAGCATTGCACGCTCTCCTGTCACACGCCATCACGGGCAACGCAACGGGCGATATGAAGAGAGCACAAGACAGCCTCGTTGAGTCCATCATCGAAAACAAATAATCACATGCACCTCGTTTCGGCGGGGTGCTTTTTTTGTAAAAATGATTGTAAAAGGTATTTACAAGCGTGTTAACGTGTGATACAATTCAGGTATCAAATCAAGGAGGAAGCTAATATGAGTAAAAACACAGAAGCAGATTCTAACTTTGCTGTCGTTCTCACGAGTGGAGAAACGTCGGGATTTTACAAGAGCATCGACCGCGCCATGAGCGCAAAAAACAACGCTGAAAAAATCGGGATTGCTGCTAAAATTTATCCACTGAATCACGAATCTGGAGCGGAGTATTGCGATGTGTTCGGTTGTTGCTCGTATCGCTTATATTACATGAGAAACATATAGCTAACGTACACACGCCGCGCCCGTCCGGCAAAAGGCGGGCAGAAAGGACAACCATGACATTTGGTGAAAAAGTCAAGGCAGACCGCTACGAGCGGCGAATGTCCCAAGAGCAGTACGCGGCTTTCATCGGCGTAACGCGCGTGACGATCTCCCGCGTCGAAACCGACAAGGCCGGGGCGTATGCGAAACTCGCGGTAAGTTTCAAAACGGGGGTGAAAGACGATGAACCCGCGAAATAAGGAACTCGCAGAGAAAACCGTTCGCGATCTCAAAGCCCGCGCGAAGAAGAAAGAGAAGATCATACGCGACTATCGTGCGGAGGCTCACACGAGATACAACGAATACGCTCACAGAAAGGCTAGGTATTAAAATGTTCATCTGGACAGTCGGGCGCGGTAAAAAGCGCAGAGCACATTCTCTCGGATTAGGCAGCGCGAACAAGCAAGCCTGCGAGTTGATGTGTATCACGAAATACATCAAGAAAACGACTCGGTATATGGTCAACGTCGCTCACGAAGCGTTCAACATCGAGCCTATACCGATGCCGGAAGAAAAGGAGGAAGCATGAAACAGGTCACGTTGAATTTCCGCGAGGTTGCGGTTGATGGGTTGCCGGAAGAAAGCATGGATGTATTTGTTAATTACGAATATGGGACGGCAAGCACATCTTATTCTGGAAAACATAAGTGCTTTTGCTGTCGCGATTCGACGAGCGAGGAAGATGCAAATTATCGCAAAAAGGTATGGGATAACGTTGCTTATTGGATTCCTCTAGACGAATTCAACGCCGCATTCGAGGATGGTGAAACCCCGTGACTGGCAGAGAGCGCATCAAGGAAATTCGCAAGGTTTTCCCACGCTACGATCAGCCGCTTGACTCAAAGTGCAATCATCCCGAAAAGTACGGAATCCAGCGAACGCCGGAAGCGGAAGCACTCGTGCAAGGCACGACCCCGCCAGACCGCGTGAGAGCCGCTAGGAGCGAGTTTCGTTCAAAGCCTAACAAGCACACCTTCTGGCTCGGAGAAACGCAGGAATCCCGTATGCATATGGCGAGACGGCTATTGGGCGGCGGCACATCGTGCGTGAGCGTACAGGCGGCGACGGAAAGAGCATATCAATTACTTTTTAAGGAGCTAGGAATCATATGAAAGATAAGAATCTAAAGATGTTCGCATGCACTACCATAGTTGCGATGTCGTTTGCAGCACTTGTTTGCGCGGTGCTCGCGGTTAAGTCACTAATAGAGTTTTTTGCGAAGTAAAAGGAGAATAAAAAATGAGCAAGTTCAAGGTCGGTGATAAGGTGCGCGTGAAGTGTTTTAACATCACTCCCATTCACTGGTCGCACAGGATGGAAAAATGGATGGGGAAAGATGTAACACTTGAATCGATATGTAAAGCAAGAATCTGTTCGAGTGATTTTAAGTTTTCTATTGCCGAAGACAATTCAGAGTGCGATGGTGAAAAATTCGTATGGAAAGAATCAGATTTTGAGCCGATCAACCCCCGCCGCGAGTTCATCGTGATCCGGCGCGACGGTGCGAAGACGATTGCGGAGCTGCGGCATGACCGCGAGGTCATCAAGAGCGGCACGGCGATTTGCAACGCCTCGGACGCGTTCGACTTCGACACAGGCGCGAAACTCGCGTTTGATCGGCTGATGGGGAGAGAAGAACCAAAGCCCGCACCGCAGCCCGCGCACAGGTTCAAGGTGGGCGATCGGGTGGTAACCGAATATGACAAGCGAGGCACTGGAACGATTCTAAAGATACGCGAAGATAAAGCAATCGTCTGGCACGAAGGATGGAACGGCGGTCACTCCTGCGGCGCAACTGATCCAGATTTAAAACTGGCAGGTAATAGCGCGTGGATTTATACGCTTGGAAAGCTTTCCCCCGTCACCGCTCCCGAACCGCCGAAGTTCTACACGGGGAAGGTGGTTTGTATCGAAAGTGAGATTCCAAGTCGCGTTGGAATCGTTGCAAGCATGAAGGACGGAATATGCTCTCGCGATGGCTGGAATCGCTTATCAGGTATTCCTTACAAGTCGCTTGACGATTTTTGTTCGGCGTGGATTGATTCTAAGTTTGTCGAAGTCAAGGAGTAGCCGATGTGCGCTGAATGCGGTTATATCACGGGACATGCGACCATGTGCCCGAACGGAAACCCGACTGTCGATGAATACCCTGTTGACTGCGCCCTGTGCGGCGATGAAGTGGACGAAGAAACTACCATGTACGGCATCTGCGAGAAGTGCTGGTCGGCGCATCACAATTTCGATAACGCGCTGGCCTATGGCGCAACTGCGCAGGAGATCGTGAAGATCAACGGCCTGTTCGCAAAGGCACTCACGCCGGATCAAATCAACGAGGCGCTGAAATCCGTGGTGATGGGCATGAAGAAGGAATATCCCGATTTCACCGAAAGAATGGTGCGCGAGTTTCTTTCCGACGATGACGGTGATTATGCGGAATGGCTTGTGAATCAGAAAAACAAATAAATAACCCTTGACAAACCCCCGATCACTCGATACAATAACGGTGAAAGGGGGCGATTTTTTGCCTAAACTACAAGGTCACAAAGGCGTTGAGGTCAAACTCCCCGCCGAAATCGTGAAACTGCTCGGCTGGAAAGCTGGCGACATCGTACTTGCTGACGCGAACAAGGAAACGGACACAATCACACTAAGGAGGGTTGACAAGCATGAGTAACTTGCTGCGCACCTACCGCCGCAACATCCTGCGGAAAGAACTCTCCAAGCGTGGCGCGAAGAAGATCAATAAGCATGTGACGTTCAATGACGAGGACAAGCACAAGAGCCGATTCGCGCGGGCGTTCCGCGAAATGATTTACGGAAAGTACGAAAAGAAGGAGAAAGCAAAATGAGCAACGTTAACGAATCGGTTGAGGTAGTCGATTCCACAGAAACCGCCGAAACCGACTTAATGGTCGTAACCCAACTACCAGTCATCGAGGAAAACCTCAAGCAGTTAGGCGAAGAGCTACAGCGTGAAATCGATCTCGCGCTTTCCCTTCCATGCACGGACAAAAACAAAGAAGAGGTCAAGCGTGTTCGCGCCAAGTTGAACAAGCAAAAGAAAGAGTTTGAAGCGAAACGGATCGCTGTAAAAAACTCAATCATGGAGCCTTACGAACGCGTGAACGAATTGTGCAAGACCTACGTTCTCAACCGCCTCACCGATGCTGATTCTAAACTCGGAAAGCGAATTTCCGATATTGAGGACGCGGAGAAAGCCAAGAAGCGCGCAGAGATCGAAGCGTTCTATCAGGAAACATTCGCGGCTCACAGCCTCGACTTCCCGACGTTTGAACAATCCGGCATCAAGGTCGGCATCAGCGATTCCATTGCATCTCTCAAAAAGCAGGCAAGCGATTTCGCCGCCAAGACGGCAGACGAGGTTTCCATGATCTCCGGCCTCGCATACGCGGATGAAATCATGGTCGAGTATCGCAACACGCTCAACGTCTCGCGTTCTGTGACAACGGTCAACGAGCGCCACAAGGCCATCGAAGCGCAACGCGCCAGAATGGAAACCGTGCAGCCTGCGTTCGAACCGATTCCCGTTCAACCGGAAGTTCCGCGCGTGATCGTTTCGACGCACGTTGACGATGAAGTCACTAAGACCATCCGCGTTGTCGGGAGTCAGCGCAAGATCGACGCGCTGTTGAGTTTCCTTGAGGACGGCTGGTACAAGTACGAGGTGGAGGCATGAGCACTGATAATTTGTTTTACTACAACCAGTTCAAAACGGTTCCAGACGAAGCCAAAAAGAAAATCGAGGGTGGGAGGCTGAACGGATTCACCGACATTAATTCGATGTGGCGTATCAAGACGATCACAGAAGCGTTTGGGGCTTGCGGCGTTGGTTGGTATACGAAACTTGTAAACGAACGCATTGTTCCTGGCGGCGACAAAGGCGAGGTTGCCGTGTTCGTTGATATCGAGCTTTATTATAAAACGGAATCCGGATGGAGCGAGCCCGTGTTTGGAACAGGCGGATCAAAACTCGTGACGTTCGAAAAAGGATCGCTGCGTCTTGATGACGAAGCATTCAAGAAGGCGAACACGGACGCTTTCGGTGTCGCGTGCAAAACCCTCGGCGTTGGCGCCGACGTGTATTGGGACAAGGACACATCAAAGTATTCCGGCAATCAAGACGAACCAGAAAAAGAAGAACTAGAGCAACCTTCCGAATTTGTTGATGCCGAGGCCGCGAAGCTCCGCAAGATTATTATCGATCTCGGAAAGAATGCAGGACGCGACGAAGCGAGGGTGCGTATGTTTGCCGAGGAACTTGTGGAACGCGCGACTAAGAACTTTGTCAAGTTTGACGATATGGACGTTGGCATTCTGACAAAGGTCAAAATCGAATTGGCGAACAAGATTGCGGGGAAATGATGGACGCGCTCAAACTGTCTGAAATTCACCTTCTGCGTGATTTCTCCGGCGCATGGCGTATCGAGGCGAAGATAGGAGCGGAGCAAGTCAAACCGCTCCAACTCTTCCTCGAAAAAGTGCGGGATAAGCTCGTTTCCGCGAAGCTGGAAATCTGGCGGGAGAAGCGGTCACTCGACGCAAACGCCTATGCGTGGAAGATCATGTCAATGATTGCGGACGAACTCACGATTCGCGGCGCGACAACCACGAAGGATGAAGTCTATCTCGGCATGCTCAAACGCTACGGGCAAGGCGATATCGTCAAGGTTCGCCCGGACAAGGCAGAGCTGATCCTGCGCGAGTTTCCGTACAAAGAGCCGCATGAAAAGCTGTACACCGAGAAAGACCAGTACTGGCGCGTGTGGGTTGGAAGCTCGAATTATGACACGCGGGAGATGTCGATCTTCATAAACGGCATCATCGAGGATGCTAAAGAACTCGGAATCGAGACGCTGCCTCCCGACGAGCTGGAAAAGCTGATGGCGGCGCATGAGGCGAGATATGGTAAAGGCGAGTGATTAACATGGCAAAGAGCATCATGCAGACCGAAAAGGAGTGCTACATCACCAAGCGCACGGACAACCTCGAACGGCACCACGTTTTCTTCGGAACTGGCATGCGCCAACTATCAGAGAAATACGGATTGACCGTCTGGCTCACGCACGACGCGCACAACGAGCCGCCGGACGGGGTGCATCACAATATCGCGGTGAACCGCAAATTGCAACAGGACGGGCAGAGAGCGTTTGAAGCGCACTATCCTGATCTTGATTTTATGAAAATATTTGGAAGGAACTATTTGTAATGAAACCACCAATTTACAAACCCTCCGGCGCGGCGCTTGAATACGGCGATCTCGCGCTGAACATCTATACCGGATGCAACCACGGCTGCTACTACTGCTTCGCACCGAACGTGCTGCACAAGACCCGCGAGGACTTCGCCATCGTAGAGCCCCGCAAAGACATCGTCAACGAGGTCAGAAAGCAGCTGGAGAAAGAGCAGATCACGGGCAAACTGATCCACCTCTGCTTCGCCTGCGATCCCTACCCGGCAGACATCGACACCACACCCACGCGGGAGATCATCAAACTGCTCAAAGCCTACGGAAACCACGTCCAGATACTCACCAAAGGCGGACGCCGGGCAGAGCGCGATTTTGATCTGCTGGACGAAAACGATTGGTTCGGAGTGACATACTGCGGGTACCCGATGGAAGATCGAACCATTTTGAACGACATCAGCGCGTACGAACCCAACGCCGCGCCGCCTTCCGAAAGGCTCTTTTCGACACTGCTCTGCCCGGCGAAACGATGGGTTTCGATGGAGCCGGTACTTGACGCGCGGGACGCGTTGGATCTGCTCGATCCTCAAGTGTCGGGGTATCTGTTCGACCTTTATCGCATCGGAAAGCTGAACTATCACCCATCATACATCAACTGGCACGACTTCGGCCACGCAGCAGAAGAGATCTGCAAGCGGCGCGGATTGGCCTACTACATCAAGGACAGCCTGCGGGCGGAAATGGATAGAACATGAACAAAATCACACTCATAGGCAACCTCACGCATGACCCCGAAGTGCGCTCCACGCCCAACGGCGTCACCGTCTGTTCCTTCACCATCGCGGTCAACCGAAAGTTTGCACCGCAAGGCGGCGAGAAGGTAACGGACTTCTTCCGCATCAACGCATGGCGGCAGCTGGGCGAAACCTGCGCACGATATCTCAGCAAGGGCAAGAAGATCGCGGTCATCGGCGAGTTGCAAGCGCGCACCTACGAAGCGAAAGACGGCACCACGCGGATGTCGCTGGACGTGCAAGCGGATGAGGTGGAATTTCTCTCGCCGAAGCAGAAGGAAGACGGAGCGCAGGACGCGCAGGATATGGCGGGCTTCACGGACATACAGAGCGACGATATCCAGTTCTGATCGCACGAATGCCGGGCAGAAATGTCCGGCTTTTCTCTTGACAACGGATTAAAACTGGTATAACATAATACAAAGAGATATTAAGGGGGTGTTTAATTGCTTACCGTTGAAGAAGTCGCAAAAGAGTTTCATGTGACAAAGCAGACCGTTTACAACTGGATTAATGCGGGACGAATTCGTGTTGTTCGGCTTTTCGGTTTACTTCGGATCGAACAGTCGGAAGTTGACAGAATCAAAAAAGGAGAATGAAATGAAATCAAAAATAGACCGAAAATTCTTTATCATTAGTTCGATTGAATCAATCGAAGCTATCTTCTGGGCACGATACAATCGACATTTTACCAATATTGAACGGCATATCGTCAAGCGGGCAATGATGAAGCATGGTGTTTTTTCTGCCCGTTCTGGAATGCAATATTGCGTTAATTTCTTTGAACAGCCGAGACAGGCGGTAATGAATCTAGGATTGGTTTGTCGCGTCAGACCAGAATAATTAGCGGGAGGTTAAACCAATGGCATTGCGGAATCAACCATACCTGCCGCTGTACGTGAAAGACTTTAGGAATGACGAAAAGCTTGCTAGGTGTTCTGCGTCTAGCCACGGTGTCTATATTCTTTTACTCTGCATTCTTCATTCCGAAAAGGAGTACGGCAAGATTTTGTTGCGGCAAAAAGAGCGGCAAAATTCCAGCAGCATTAAAAATTTTGCCGATGTGTTTGTTCGAATGATGCCGTTCGGCGTTGACGAAATAGAGAGCGCATTGACAGAGCTTGTTGACTTCGATGTGATACAAATTGAAGGTGATATGCTTTATCAGAAACGTATGGTAAAAGACGGAAACATCAGCGAAATCAGGGCTTCTGCCGGAAAAAAAGGAAGCGCTATCACCAATAGCAAATTGTCTTTTGTCGCGGCAAAACAACCATCAAAACCATCGGCAAAAAAGCAGCAAAATACTGTAAGTGTAATTGTAGATGAAAATGCAAATGAAGATGATAATGAATTTACGGTAGCCATCAAGCACTTCAAGGAGCACCGAAACAAGATCAAAAAACCAATGACTGAATATGCCGTTGTTCTGCTTAAAAAAGAGCTTGAAAAGCTGGCACCGAATAACACCGAAAAGCAGATTGAACTTCTCAACCATGCCATTAAAAAGGGGTGGCAGACGGTATACCCGATAGACGAAAAGAACGAACCTAAGAAGCAGGAGGAAAGCAATGCGGACAGATACGCCATCACCGAAGGATTTAAGACCAGCTTTTAGCGGGATGCGCCTTGCTAGGTCGAACGACGCGACGGTAAGATGCGACGAAATCCCGGAGCCGGGAGCATGCCAATTTTGCGGTAAAACGCTTTACTGGATTGCGCCGTGTTTTAACAACGTCG